GCGCTGGACGGACAGTCTGAGCGAAGCGCAGCTGGCGCAGATGTGCCGCGACTGGCGTCTCTGGAAACCAAGCAGGGCACAGATCCCGCCTGAGGGCGACTGGCTGATCTGGCTTTTCCTGGGCGGCCGCGGTGCGGGCAAGACCCGCGCGGGGGCCGAATGGGTGCGCGGCGTGGTGGAGGGCGGGGCCCAGCGCATCGCGCTGGTCGCGCCGACTTTCAACGATGTGCGCGAAGTGATGATCGAGGGCCCGTCCGGCCTGATGAATATCGGACCGGAGGCGGGCCGGCCGCGCTATGAGGCCAGCCGCAAGCGCGTCGTCTGGCCCGGCGGGGCGGTGGGCCATGCCTTCTCTGCCGAGGATGCGGACGGGCTGCGCGGACCGCAATTCGATTTTGCCTGGGGCGACGAGGTTGCCGCCTGGTCGAACCCGCAGCGCGTCATCGACACGCTGCGCATGGGGTTGCGTCTGGGCGATCATCCGCGCCTGATGCTGACCACCACGCCGCGGCCGATCCCGGCGCTGAAACGCCTGGTGAAACAGGCTGGCGTGGAGCTGAGCCATCAGCCGACCGCCGACAATGCGGCCAATCTGGCACCGGGCTTTCTCGACGCGATGAATGCTGCCTATGGCGGGTCCGCGCTGGGGCGGCAGGAGATCGAGGGTATCCTGATCGACGATCCGCCCGGCGCGCTGTGGACGCGCGGACAGGTCGAGGCCTGTTTTGCCGAAACCGTGCCCGATCTCGACCGGATCGTGGTCGCCGTCGACCCGCCGGCCTCGGGCGGACCGCGCTCGGACGAGTGCGGCATCGTGGTGGCGGGCGCGGCCGGCGAGGGGCCGGGCCGGCGCGGTGTCGTGCTGGCGGACATGTCCTTCGGGCCCGCCATGCCGGCCGACTGGGCGGCACGCGTGGCGTCGGCCTTCGACAGTTTCAGCGCCGACAGCGTGATCGCCGAGGCCAATCAGGGCGGGGAAATGGTGCGCTCGGTGCTCAAGGCCGCCGACGCCGCCCTGCCGGTCAGGCTGGTGCATGCCACGCGCGGCAAGCATGTGCGCGCCGAACCGGTCGCCGCCCTCTATGCCGCCGGGCGGGTGAAGCATGCCGGCCGCTTTGCCGCCCTGGAGGACCAGATGTGCGCCTTCGGCTCACCCGAGGCCGGCGGTACCAGCCCCGACCGCGTCGACGCCCTCGTCTGGGCCCTGACCGACCTCCTCGTCGGCACCCGCGGCGCCCCGCGCATGCGCTGGATGTAGTTTTCCGCGAGGGAGTTTTCCCCCTCTCCCCGACCCTCTCCCCGGGGAGAGGGAGGTCACTTTGCGTCCGGCACTACGAACCCCCTTCTCCCGCGGGGAGAAGGTGCCCGCAGGGCGGATGAGGGGGGCATCCCGGTGCGCCCGATCGACACTCAAAAAAGAAAGGACACACCATGTCCAACTGGTTTTCCCGGTTTTTCGGCCGGGATGTGAAGACGGCTGCGACGAGCCGGCTGGTCTCGCTGGCGGCGGGACGGGTGTCGCGCTGGCTGCCGCGGGCGCTGCCGGCGCAGATCGAGGCGGGCTATGCGCGCAATGCGGTGGCCAATCGCTGCGTCAGGCTGATCGCCGAGGCCGCCGCCGACGTGCCGTTCCGGGCCTCCGATCCGGCCGTGCAGCGTCTCCTGGACCGGCCCAATGCCGAGACCTCCGGGCCCGAGCTGTGGGAAAAACTCTACGGTTATCTACAGCTGGCGGGGAATGGCTATCTCGAGCTCGTCACCCTGGACGGCGAACCGCGCGAGCTCTTCAGCCTGCGCCCGGATCGTATGCGTGTGCTGGCCGATCCGACGGGCTGGCCGACCGGGTGGGAGTATGGCGCCGGAGGATACAAGCGCCGCTTCGAGCGCGATCCGTCCACAGGCCGTTCACAGGTTTTCCACATGCGGCTCTTCCATCCGTCCGACGATCATTACGGCCTCTCGCCGCTGGAACCGGCGGGCCGGGCGGTCGATCTGCACACGGCCGGGGCGGACTGGGCGCGGGCGCTCTTGGACAATGCAGCGCGGCCCTCCGGTGCGCTGGTCTTCAACGGCGCCGACGGACATCTCACCGAGGACCAGTTCGAACGCCTCAAGGGCGAGCTGGCCAACACGCACACGGGTGCTGCCAATGCCGGCCGTCCGCTGCTGCTGGAGGGCGGTCTGGACTGGAAGCCGATGGCGATGAGCCCGGCGGAGATGGACTTCATCGAGGCGCGGCGCGAGGCGGCGCGCGAGATCGCGCTGGCCTTCGGCGTGCCGCCGCTCATCCTCGGCCTGCCGGGCGACAACACCTACGCCAACTACCGCGAGGCCAATCTCGCCTTCATCCGCCAGACCGTGACGCCGCTGGTGCGCAAGACCGCGCGGGCGCTGTCGGTCTGGCTGCAGCCCTGGTTCGGCGGGACGCTGACCATCGAGGCCGAGCTGCCCGGTCCGGAGGCGACGCCATGAGCGAGATGCCCCGCTGGACGCTGCAGCGCCAGGTGACCGCCGGCGTGCTCCTTGCCATCGGCCTGCAGAGCGCCGGCGCGCTGATCTGGTCCGGCCGCGTCGCCGAACGCCTCGACCAGCTGGAACACGCCAATGACCGCGCCGGCCCGCTCGCCGAACGCCTGGCCCGGCTGGAAGCCGAAATGCGCCTCGCCCGCGAGAGCCTGGTGCGCATCGAGCGCCGGATGGAGGAATAGGCGGGGCGCCGAACCCCTTCTCCTCCCATACCATTTTTCCCGGAAGCGCGTCTGCGCTGTCCGGGACCCACCAAGCGTCCCGCGAGCGCGATCAAGTGCCGGTAGATCCCGGCTCTGCAGCCTGCCTCCGCAGGCTTTCGGCCGGGAAAAATGCGTTTGGTCTTCAAGAGGAAACCCAAATCATGCCCCAACCCCTCCTGATCGAGGGTCATGCGAGCCTGTTCGGGCTGGCGGACCTGGCCGGCGATGTCGTGCATCGCGGCGCGTTTGCCCGGTCGCTGCGGGCGAAGACCTCGATCCCGATGCTGTTCCAGCACGATCCGGCCGAACCGGTCGGCGTGTGGACCGGGCTGCGCGAGGACCGGCGCGGCCTGTTCGTCACCGGCGAGATCCTGGCCGAGGGCCCGCGCGGACGCACCGCGGCCGGCCTTGTGGCCCGCGGTGCGGTGAACGGTCTTTCCATCGGCTTTCGCACCCGCCGCTCCGCCGCCCGCAAGCCGCGCGGCCGCGATCTTTTCGACATCGATCTCTGGGAGGTCTCCATCGTGACCTTCCCCATGCTGCCGCAGGCCCGCCTGCGGCTTGTCCGGCCTGCCGTGGCCGCCTGATCTCCTTCACTCAAAAGGGAAAATCCATGACCAAGGAAACCAAGATGACGCCGGTCTCGGCGGAAACCCGGGCCGCGCTGGGCGAAGTGCTGGCCGCCTTCGAGGCCTTCAAGGAGGCCAATGATGCCCGCCTCGACGAGCTCGACGCGAAGGCCTCGTCCGACGTGCTGCTGGACGACAAGGTCGCGCGCATCGATGCCGCCCTGACGCAGCAGAAATCCGCCCTCGACCGCCTCCTGCTCGACCGCGCCCGCCCCGGTCTCGACGGCGCTCCGGCGGGTGCCGGTTCGGCCGCCTGGTCGGACTATATGCGCCGCGGCGATGCGGCCGGGCTGAACGAGGGCAAGTCCGCCAGCGCAGGCTCGGACGCCGATGGCGGCTATGTCGTGCCGGCGGAGACCGAGGCGCGCATCGATCGTCTCCTGACCGAAGCCTCGCCGATCCGCGCTATCGCCTCGGTGCGCCAGACCTCGGCGGGCATGTTCCGCAAACCCGTCTCCAAGGGCGGCGCCGCCACCGGCTGGGTCGCCGAGACCGCCGCGCGGCCGGAGACCGACAGCCCGACGCTGGACCTGATCGATTTCCCCTGCGCCGAACTCTACGCCATGCCGGCTGCCACACAGCAGCTGCTCGACGATGCCATGGTGGATATCGAGCAATGGCTGGCCGAGGAGGTGCGCGATGTCTTCGCCGTCCAGGAAGGCGCGGC